ATGAGTGATTAGTTTGAGTACGCTAATCCCGCCATGCCGCTCATGATACGCAGGATATTGTAATTGACTGCGTAGACACGAATATCGAATGTGCGATCCTTGGTTTGGTCTACCACTACATTACCGTCCAGATTGATGACAATTGTCGCTGTATCAATGCGAGAGAAGTTGCACGTGCCGGAAGGCTGGTGCTCCTCGGGGCGCAGAGCGAATGAATACATGTAGATACCAGGCTGGTGCTTTGGGAGATTTGTGGTTGACTGAACAGTAGCACCATATCCAGTGTGATGTTGATACATCTGCACCTGGTTAAAATAGTCGCCATACCGCTTGTCGAGGCGATCCTGTCCGTTAATCTGGAGCCACTGTGATTCTACAGCATCAACATCGTAAGTGAATGGCTGGAGGCGAGATCCGGCACGGAGACCATTTCCAGTGATAGGGGCCTTACAAGAACGATACTCTGTTGGCTGGACAACCCACACAATTTCCTTGACAGGGTGATTGAATGTAAGGTCAATGCGGTTATTATAGCTGGCAATCCCCTTGTCCTCGTTATACTGAGTCTGCTCAATCAGATACTCATGCGACTCCTGAGCCATACGACGACGCTCCTCTGTATCCAGATAGATGTAGTCTACATAGATAGCCGCCTGAACAGGTTGCTTCAGTGCACTTATGGATGCCTGTGAAAAATCACCCGCAATCAGATCAGCTGTATTCCACTGGATATCTAGCTTTACCTCATGATACTGGAGAGCAATCAGAGGAAGGGCAGCTGCAGGATTGCGAGTGAAGAAGAACGTGAGTGGGATGTAGAGAACATTGGGAAGCGATGGCTTTCCAGATGAGCATGATGCATTTGGATCCGCAAATGTTACAAAAGAGGCCATTGATGATGCACCATCAGAATAGTTCTGCGTTACAGCAGTATAGGCTGAACCATTTTGCGGTGTTACAGTTGCAGTGGTAGGTCCGCCGCCAACAATATTCCAGAGCTTCTTGGATGTGGTTATATCTGATGTCAGAGCATCCCACAGGTATAGCCACTCACCATACAGACGGTCAATGAGCTGACCGCCGATATCTAGCTCGACATACTTGATCAAGTTGTAACCCAGACGACCCTGGTCGTTATTGAATGTTCCTGCAGGCATTACAACTTCGAGGTATGTGGAATACAGAAGATCGGCGTGACGGGGGATTACAGCAGAATGCTTGGTTCCCCAGTTGGCCTGTCCAGTAAAGTTAATACGGAATGGCTCCATGGCAAAGTTTGTATGGCGCTTATACAGACCCTTCCAGAAGGTAATCTGAGGATTTCCGGAAATGTATGCGTCCTGAGCACCATAGGCAACTAGTTGTAATAAACCTCCGCCCATTTCTCTTTATATGTTACACATAATCATTTTTTACTTACGCGAATGACGGCGAGTGCGACGACGTCCTCCAACAGGCGACGCTGGGACCGCAACATTACCTGAAGCCCCGCCCTTCTTGTAGGTCTTCTTCGCCTCCATGATGACCTTCTTCAGGCCATCTCCCTTCTTGTAGGACCCCTTGGACTTCATGTGCTTCATTGTCTTCTTTACATGCGAGAGCCAAGGATTCGCCATTTTGTATTATACGAAGAAATTAGATAGTTACATCATAGACCGGCGATGTTTTCCGCATAGGTTGGAAAGATACACTCGGGTCCGGCAGTGTCGGCTTCTTGTATTTCTTGGGCTTCAGCGGGCGTAACGCGGCTGGCTTGAGCACACAGCTGTTTTCTTGGAACTCACCAATGTAATACTCCATGACGCTATCAGCGGATCCATAGTTCATTAAGTTCAACTGGCATCCATACGTGAACAATATTTCCGAATTCTTATTGATCAAATCCTCATCAGCATCGGGAACAACCATTGTGATATGATTTCGATTGAAATTAATTAACTCTTCATGATCATGTGGCTGGGATGCTTGTGTGTATGTCATACGACGCAGATGTGATGTATCCCAAGATAGATTTACGAGCTCTTCCATCAATGTTCCCTTCACGCTTCCTCCTGACACAATCACAAGTTTGTTCTGGAGATTACATATGGGTTCTACTGCAAGGTTCTTGCGTGTATAGCTATACTCGGAATCCAACATGAACTTTTGACATGTTGTTTTCAAAGTTTCCGCACATGCATTGATGACATTCGTCTTATTCGTATGGAATACTAAGCTGAGCATAAATGGATCCGATGAAGCAGGCGACGAAATGGAGTTGAATGCATTATTCGCAATACTGACACAGCATGCAGAGAATGGAACTGTATTATATGCATAATCAACACCTAACTTCTGGTTCTTCAGCCCAACAACTGGCTTGTTCTGTTCATCAGCATAGATATCTAATTCAACCAATCTGGGTCCTGCTTTGATGACGAGTGGCAGTATAGAGTCCGATACATAATCATACAATTGAGCACCTGGGAATACAGAGTATGATGAGGATGCAATATAGTAATCACAAAGGCGATACGGTGTTGGACAGCCCAATGGTGCAACACGAGTTACTTTTTGGTAGGCGTCAAATGTAGGTTTGGCCTTTGCAAGAGCTTTGGATTCAGAAGGTTCTACTGATTTCCAAATCATATAGGCTACAAAGCCCAGAATAATGGCAAACAAAAAATAGTATAACCAAGAGGAACTTGCAAATCCAACAAAGGACTCCGCTGATTCAGAAACAAGTTCCTCCATTATTACTTTCGGATATGAAATAGTAGTCCACGCATACTACGAACTACATCATCTGGAATTCGCTTCTCCATCGGAATTCCCATTAAGCAGCAGTAATGAAAATACAAGGAATACATACCACACTCAGAGTCTTGAAATTGGTGTCGTGTCTTGTTATACGACATTTCCATGGGCTTTGTATGCACGCCTCCAGAATCCCAATGTTCTTTCCATCGTTTCATAAGAACCTGAATCTGCTTTTCCGGTTTCTCTGCATATGAATCAAAATATGTAATACGAGGATATTCCAATTCAGGACGTATATCGCAAAACAATGCTACCCAATGCTGTCCAGGTCCTGTAGAAACATCTGTATTAAATACAATTCCTATTTGGGTGTATCCCTTCTTATAAAGACCTGTAATATCCATAGAACACAATGAACTTACAACGCATGTTCCAGTTTGCGATTTCTTATCAAAATCAATTGGTATTGAACCGATGTAATGATAATTTTTGAATACTTTTGCATATTGTTTTTCAAGGTTGTCAATTTCAATTGATGAGAGCCACTCATGCGTGTTCTTCTTCCACGACGATGGAGCAGTTGGCTTGGAAATCAAAGATTGGACTACGCATTCAGCACCTGAACAAATATCATGAAAACGAGACTTCAAACGACTCCATGTCTGCTTCATAGATCCTTCTGGAATTTTTGATGTAGGATGTTCACTATTGTAAACCTTGCGAAGGTTTTCTATTTCAGACGCATCAAAATACATCCCTTATCTTCAAAACGGATTCTTTTCCTTCGGGTAGGCGAATGTTACAATACAATGCAGGAAGCGATTGAGGACCTACGCCGTTGCGTGAAGCAGTATCGTGACTTGGATGACAAGATTCGTGTTATGAACAAGACACTATATGAGAGTCGTGAATCTCGCAAGATGGTAGAGGTAGAAATGACTGATATTTTGAGGATTCCACAGTTTCGAGACTATGACAAGCTAAAGATTGATGATGATGGATCTATGATTAAAATTCAGCGTCCTCAGCTTTGGTCAAAGCCTTGGTCGCTTTCCAAGAAGGAACTACAAACACTTCTGGATGAGTATTTCCGCACTGGACTACCTAAGACGTCAGAAGAATGTCACAAGTATATTTGCGAGCGTCGCAAGCAGGACTTGGTGTCTACAGAGTTTTCTCTGAACAGAGTTCTTCCTACAGATTAATAATGGAACGGACTCGTCGTGAAAGTAAACCAACTCCTAAAGCGTTGGAAGCTAAGGAAGTAGCAGAATCTAAAAAACAAAAAAAGTCTACTTTTTCATTGGAAGATGACCCTTTAACAATTGCAGCCATTCAAGCAGATGATGAAGCCCAAGCCGCAGAAGGATTGCTTGGGCTAGAGACTCCGGTAACAAAGATACTTCCTCCTC